CCATTCTCAATAATATTGAAACAGCTTTCACTAAGCTTGAATCAATCGCTTCTAGGCCGTTTCGTTCTACTAGCCACTTGCCGGTGGCGTGGTCTTTATATGAGTTTATTTTCATAGTGCTTGCTTCCGTAGTAGTTGTGGTAATTCAGACTCAACACAGCCCAACACGTCGTAGTAAATATCAGGCATTTCGGAATCTAGTTCTTCCAACGCTTCAACAAACGAAGCAGCAACAATGGATTTATGTAATACAGTCTCATCGTGTGAATATGTAATATCATAAATCTTCATGTTGCTGTCCGTTGCTTTAGTTGATAGCCAATATTAGTAGTTTATTACTTAACTATCAATCGTTTTTTGTTAATATTTATAATCTGACCGGCATAACTATAAATTTATCATTTATCATGCAAGCTTTACCGCTATCCATTTTAATATCTAATTCGCTTGAATTTGCAGCGTTTATAGCGTCAATTAAGAAATGAGTCATAAAACCTATCTCAATATCGCCAGTCGAAACAACATCGCACTCAGTTTCAGCGCCTTCATTTTTCAATATTGCCGTATCTTTAGTGATATTGAATCTAACCATATCGCCGCCTATTTGGGCGGTTTTAATTGCGCTCAATAGATCGCCAGAATTAGCTTTTAAATTGATATTAAAATCTTTAGGTATGATTCTCTGCCAGTCTGGAAATTTGGCATCGACCAAACCAGTTGAAAAAATAGCGTTCGCACCTTTAATTATTAATTGGTTGGATGACACTGAAACAGCGCCGTCAATCTCCGGGAATTGCCGTATAGTTTCAGAAGGTATAATCACATCAGGCCCGTCGTATTTTGATTCGATATAAGCCATTCTCATTCCGTCAGTTGCAACGGCATAGCCTTTCGTAAGATGAATGCCGTTAAGCATTATGCGAACATCTTTAACAGGCAATGCGTGCGATATTACTGAAATTGAATAAACTAAATCAGCGCTATCAATACCACATGACTCAGATTTTTCTAAATCTGGGATAGGAAACGAATCATAAGACATGCTTTCAAGCTTTATGTTTGTTCTACCCTGTTTGATATTTTTATCAGTTATCTCAATTTCACCCGCTTTCATGTTAGTCGCGGCACGTGAAAGCTTTACAGCTTCGAGAGTGCATTGACCTGGTTCGCCTTGCGCCTCGAATATCTCTTGATATGTGCGAACACTATCACTAGCTGTTAACGTGCAGCATTTTCCGTCAAAGCTTAACGCGACATGGTTATAAATTGGCATCATTGCTCGGCCGTTTGCAATTTTTGCCGCCTTCTTAATTACACTTAAAAATATTGATTTATCTGTGATTATTTTCATTAGAATAACTCGTATTGTTTAATAGATGCTGATTCAAGATTGCGCACAGCTAGATTAAAATAAGACTCTTTAAGCTCAGCCCCGATAAATTTACGACCCATCTTTAACGAAATGTAGCCTTCTGACCCAATACCCATAAAAGGCGACCATACAACGTCATCTGGATTGCTCCATAGTTGTACGCATCTTTGTATTACATCTAGTTGTAATGGGCAAATATGGCGCTCGTCGTCACTGTCTCGACCTTCTCTAAAGTTCAATGTGTCTGATTGATTAACATCCATCCAAACTGGGCTTGCGTAACGCTGCCAAACATCCACGCTAGTGTTTTGACTTGATGGTTTAACCTTCCAACACGTTCGACCATCATCCCATTCATATCGTTCAAAATCAGGAGCAGGACTATCACCTACATAATATTTAAACTCACCAGCGATATGATCTACGTTATCGCCAGGCTTGCGCATCATTATCATGGTATCAGGTATACCCATTCTACTCATTGAACTGTCTTTTTTTATTGTCTTATGAAGTAGTCCAAGAGCCTTAGTTCTTTGCATTGCAATAACTGGATCTTTCCAAATAACAACTTCGGAATGAAAAATAAAACCAGCGTCTTGATATGCTTTTATTAATTCACCTCTAAAATCTCTAATACCGATAAAGCCGTCATTTTGTTTTGATGTGGGTAGGTTCATGCAGTGAATAGCAACAATACGGCCTGATTTCATTACCCTGAATTGCTCTTTAATTAAAAATAAATATTGCTGCCAGAACTCGTTTGAGTCTTTACTGTTGCCCATATCTCTATCGCTGTTTGAGTATGTGTATAAAGATTCAAAAGGAGGGCTGAACACTGAAAAACCCACTGATTCATCAGGTAATCCACGAGCCACTTCAACGGTATCTGCATGATAAATTGACATATCGTCATTTATCACTTGATTGATTACTTTAGCCATTTCGCTATCTCCATTATTATAGTTGGGTTGTACTCTGTCTTTATTGTTGATGCGCTGAATATCTCTTTATCCATTGCGGTTTTCATATGATTTATCATCATTTCCCCTAGATGATAATTTTGTTTATCTTTTCTTTGTATGTTCTCAATTACAGAACCTTCAGTATCTGCTGAAATTACATGAACATGAACATCGTTCTTTTGCCCGAACCTCCAGCACCTTCGAATAGCCTGGTAGTAAGACTCCCAGCTATCCGATAAACCGACAAATATCATTTGATTGCAGTTTTGCCAGTTCATACCGAAACCCGCTATTTTAGGCTTACTTACAAGCACTCGAACATCGCCAGACGAAAAACCTATCAATGATGATGATTTATGTTCTGGCTTGTCGCTACCTTTTACCTCTACTGCATCATTTATGAGTTTAGTTAATTTTTCTGACTCTTCATTCAAATTACACCAAACCAACACTTGTCCTTGCATAGAATTAGCAATATCAGCGGCTTGTTGAACCCGTTCATCTACTGAATCTTTGCGCGCTTTGTTTCTATCTTGCAGCCCTTGAGCCGGATCAACTATTAGAGAGTCGACTGGATCAGTTTCAATAACATGAGAATGATAAACGACAGGCTTTAATTTATGTCTTGAACCGTCAAAACCTAAATCAGATGGATTTCTTATCACCACAGCCCATGAAGCCATCCACTCGAAAAACCTTGACTGTCCATGACCTTTTAAACGCCATTTTGAAGTATCAGAACCATCGTGAATAAAAAACATAGCGAGCATTTCAATCTGACTCATAATACCTAGAAATTCTGACTGCGTTCCCATCTCCATAAAATCGTTAGGGCTTGGCGTGGCTGTGCAGCTTAATCTATAAGGAATTGATAATGCGAACTCTGTTATCTCTTTTCTTCGAGTTCCGTTCATGCCTTTTAATATGCTCGATTCGTCTATTACGATGCCTGAAAAATACGAGTTATCATATTTATGTAACTGCTCGTAGTTAGTTATCTGAATGCCGTCAATCACCGTATCAGGATCAGCTTTAAATATAGGAATGCCGTATTTTTCACCTTCCAGTATTGTCTGGGTTGATACTGCTAGAGGCGCTAAAATCAATACTGGCTTTTTAGTGTGCAAATAGACTTGATGCGCCCATTCTAATTGCATGATGGTTTTACCTAGCCCTGTGTCAGCAAAGATAGCAGCCTTGCCTCTTTTTAATGCCCATTTAACAATCGGTATTTGATAGTCAAAAAGGTTTTTATTTAAATCATTACAAACAAAACCAGATTGATCTTGTCTAAATGATTTATTAGATAAAAACTCCTCATAATTCATATTCTCTTCACCCTTTATTATTAAATTAGAAAACCGATTATTAGTTATTTATTGTTAAATGTAAATAGTTTTTTATTAAAATATCTACGGATTAAATATGACCTGGTTATGCTTATTACCGTAAACCAAGCGCCTATCATCAAATTATCTGACGTTGAAATATTAATGTCGTAAAACGGAAAAATAACAATCTGCGAGAATAACGCTACCAGGTAACCTATCGCCACGTTCGTTATTGATTCAATAAACGACTGTAGTTTTGTTTGCTTCATCTCTGTGCACTCACTAGCGGTTTTTGGTCTTTTTTAAGCGGGTTATCAATAACATGCGTCAACGGGTGGTCAACGCATAGTTTTATATTCTGGCTGTCTAATCTGATTAGCGGTGCATGGCAGTGGGGGCAGGTTGTCATACATATTTGCTCACAATTATCTTAAATTCTTCAAATCCGTTTGCCACTTCTGACTTATAGCCGACTTCAGATAAATACTTTAGCCACTTGGCTTGATTCTCTGAAAGCTTGCCGCCTTCTGGTTTTTTCATTTCTATGAATAGTTTTAAGCTTGGTATAAATAAATCAGGAACGCCGCTTCTAACACCCTCGGCTTTTAGCTTCATAGCTGTTAATCGGCTACGCTTGCCGCCATTTGGTATTGCAAATACCCAATGATCAGGATAGTTGGCCTCTATCCAACAAACAGACCTTACCTGCTCTTGATGTTCTATATCTTTCAAAATGGTACCTCCATATAATAATCAGGACATGCTTTATGAGTCGCTGCAAAATCTTCTGGCGGCTCTTGATTGTGCTTCATGCAAATACCCTCATTGCTGTAAGCCTCACAAGTGTGGCATATTTCAGGAAATATCTTGGCTTCATAATCAATTAATATTTGTGGTTTTTCGTGTCTAGGCATATCAAAAAATCCTGTTTGTTATTTGATAAAATTTACCTTCTTTTTTGTATTTTATAGTTTTTGGTGGTAAAGCTTTTGTCATAGCTTCAGCTATTTCCTCTAGTGACATTTCTTGGTTAATGATGGCGCATGATCTAGTTGCCATTTCTGCCAACTTGTTTAATGCTTTGTTACCCGCAAAGCCGCTATGCGTTACGCACAAATATTCTGTTATAGCGGGATCAGAAAGACCGCCGTAATATCTAACAGCTAGCATTTCTTTTCCGCTTGACTTGCTAACATGCTTTAACCATCGCCATTCATTAACGTTCATCTCTTCCGGCGCTTTGCCCATAATATCTTGAGTGTGCAGCTTAGGCTGGGTTTTCTCTTTTTCTTCAACAGGAAAAACATT